GATTCTGTTGCATCGCCAGCAGGCAAATTGCTTCAGCTTCGCCCGTGGCAAAAAGAATTACTACGACATACATTGGCTCGCCGTGAGGATGGCCGTTTCAATCACCGCACCGCCCTAATTGGGATGAGCCGCAAAAATGGCAAATCTGCACTGGCTGCATCAATGGGCTTGGCAGGTTTAACAATGGGTGGCAACGGTTCAGAGATTTATTCTTGCGCAGCAGATAGAGATCAGGCGCGCATTGTGTTTGGAACTGCTAAGCGAATGATTGAGTTAGATGATGAACTCTCATCAATGTTTACTCTTTACCGCGATGCAATTGAGTTCAAAGATAAGGGCAGCGTTTACCGCGTGCTTTCAGCCGAGGCTTATTCTAAAGAAGGCCTCAACCCATCGCCTCTTGTAATCTTTGATGAAGTACACGCGCAACCATCGTGGGAACTTTGGAATGTGTTATCACTTGCGGGTGGCGCTAGAGCAGATTCTTTATTGCTTGGCATTACAACTGCCGGCGTTAAGACACAAAGCAACGGCCAAGATTCACTTTGTTATTCCCTTTACCAATACGGCCAAAAGGTTGTAAAAGGTGAACTTAAAGACCCTTCGTTTTTCTTTTCTTGGTGGGAGCCAACAAAGCCTGAAGGCGATCACCGCGATGAATCATTGTGGCTAGAAAGCAATCCCGGTTACGCCGATTTACTTGACAAAGAAGAAATGCAATCGGCGGTGCTACGCACCCCCGAAGCCGAGTTTCGCACCAAGCGCCTTAACTGTTTTGTTAGCACTTCAGTTGCGTGGTTGCCAACAGGTGCTTGGGAAGCCCTAGAGGATAAAGATCGAGTGCCCGAGTTTGGCGAGGATGTAATCCTTGCATTTGACGGTGCATTTTCTAATGACTCAACAGCGCTAGTTGCCTGGTTACTAGGCGGCGATAAACCTCACCTTATGGTTGTTGGTTTATGGGAGCGCCCCGATGATGCCGAACAAGGTTGGCACATACCTGTTGCTGAAGTTGAACAAGTCATTGTTGATACTTACCGCGACGATCGCTTTAATGTTAGGGAAATTGTTTTTGACCCTGCAAGATGGCAGCGAACATTTATGGTGCTAGATGAAGAAGGATTGCCGGTTGTTTCTTATCCGAACTCAGCTCAAAATATGGTGCCTGCAACACAAAAGTTTTATGAAGCCGTGGTTAATGAATCATTTACCCACGATGGAGATGAAAGACTTGCAAGGCACATAGCAAACTGTGTGACTAAACAATCAAGCCGTGGGGTTATGGTTGCAAAAGCAAGTAGCAGGCGCAAGGTGGATGCAGCAGTTGCATCAATTTTTGGTTATGACAGAGCAACACAACCGGCAGAACCACCTGCGCCAGTTGCTAGATTCTTTTCAATTCAGGTATAGGGAGCGCAAATGAAAAAGATTGATGTAGCAATTGTTGTTGAGATTGTGGGCATTGCCCTAGTTGCAACAGGCCTTGCACTTGTTTTTCTACCTGCAGCCCTTGTTGTAACAGGTTCGTTTCTAATATGGTTGACAGAAAAGGCTAACTAATGAGTTTATCAAAGCGCCTTGGCGCATCGGGCGAGAAGCGTGCCAACAATCAATATATTGAACCGTTGATTCCTGGCCGCGCTGCATTTGAAACAATGGCAGGTGTGGTTGTAGATTCTGAATCTGCCATTCGTATGTCCACGGTTTACTCTTGCGTGCGCTTACTTGCAGATACCATCTCATCATTGCCAGTCGGCGCTTATGTTCGCAGAGGTCGCAATAGGTTACCTTATGCAACCGTGTATGGCGATCAGCCCGCTTGGGTCAATAAGCCAAACCCTGAGACAACACGCCTTGAGTTTTATGAGCAGATTGTCACCTCATTTAAGTTAGAGGGCAACGCCTTCATCTTGACAGTGCGCGATGATATGGGCGATGTCAAAGAGTTGTATGTGATTGACCCGCGTTATGTACGCATTGAAAGAATGGCACCGGGCGAACCGTTTATCTATTATGTAAAAGTAAAAGATCAGGGCGGCTATTACGAGCAGGTTCTAGACAGTAAGCAAATCTTACACATTCCAGACTTTCGCTTGCCCGGTCAATGGTATGGATTAAGCCCAATTGCCGCTTGTCGCACAACTATTGGTGCAGCGATGGCAGCCGATACCTACGCCGCAAGTTACTTTGGAAACGCTGCCAACCCTGGCGGTGTGATCGAAGTGCCGGGTGAGTTAACACAAGAGCAAGCATCTGATATTGGCCGTGATTGGAACATTACCCACACAGGCCCGTTCCGCGCAGGCAAGATTGGCATTCTTTCAGGCGGAGCAACCTTTACGCCGTTGCAGATCAACGCACAAGATGCCCAATTGCTAGACACACGCCGTTTCTCAGTTGAAGAAATTGCAAGAATTTTCCGCGTTCCATTGTCACTGTTGGGACATCCTGTTGCGGGTGCGATGTCATTTGCATCAGTTGAAGCGCAGAACCTTTCATTTGTTCAGCACTCACTGCGCCCAATCCTTGAGCGCATAGAGCAAGCACTGTCACCATTATTGCCTGAGGCTGATGGATTTATTCGTTTCAATCTTGATGCGCTACTTCGTGGCACAACCATTGAACGCTACGATGCCTACACCAAGGGATTGCGTGAAGGTTTCCTTTCAGTTAATGACGTTCACGCTTATGAAGATATGGCACCTGTTGACGGTGGAGATTCCTACCGTGTGCCACTGCAAAACATTGATGTTAAAGATGCCGAAGATGTCGGCCTCAAGTTAAGAGCAGAAATCGCAGCGGCTCTTATCCAAGTTGGCTTTGAACCATCTGCAGTTACTGAAGCCGTTGGTTTGCCTGATATGCAGCACACAGGTTTGCCATCTAGCCAACTGCAACAAATCTCAACCATTGACCCTACAGACCCAACAGCCGTTTATGATGTCAAATAATGGCTAACTCAAGGAGCAAAGTGAAAAAAATAGAACGCCGTACTTATACGGTCCAAGATGTAGAGGCACGTCAGGCAGATGATGGGACAATGCGCCTTAGCGGTTATGCAGCAGTGTTCAATGACCCAAGCGTTCCATTACCATTTATTGAAACTATCGCCCCTGGCGCGTTTCGCAAAACACTCAGCGAAACCCCCGATGTGCGTTTGCTAGTCAACCACGAAGGATTGCCACTAGCTCGCACAAAGAATGGCACTCTTACATTGACTGAAGATGATCGCGGCTTATATATGGATGCAGTTATTGCAGACACACAAGAGGGGCGCGACCTTTACACACTTATTGAACGCGGTGATGTTGACCAAATGAGTTTTGCATTCCGCGTGATTCGACAAAAATATAATTCAGATCGCACCGAGCGAACACTCACTGAGGTTTCACTAGCAGATGGTGACGTGAGCGCAGTGACTTACCCCGCATACCCAACAACCTCAGTTGAAGCACGCGAGGCACTACGCAACGCGGTTGCAGCAATCAAAGAAGGCCGTGAAGTTACAGGCGAAAGTTTGATTGTTCTAAAAACAATTTTTGATGATATGTCTGAAGGTCACGAATACATTATGAAGGCCGTTGAGATGATGGCAATAATGACAGGTGAAGATATGGTTATGCAAGAGGATTACGCAAAGCGTGAAGCCGTCGGTGATTTTGTACGTTGGAACTCATCGGGTGGGATTGCTCGCGGAAAGATTGAGCAAATTCAAACCGAGGGTTCAATCAATGTGCCAAATTCTTCCTTCAGCATTACTGCCGAAGAGGGAGATGCTGCCGTTCTCATCCGCGTCTATGAAGAATTTCGTGACGGATACCGCGCAACAGATACTTTAGTTGGTCACAAGATGAGCGAATTAACGCAGATTGATGCACTGCCTGAACCAACTGCAGAGGCCGCACGCACAATTTCATTGCGCTTGGCTCAAGCAATCATCAACAACACAAAATAAAATTCTGCTGCACAAGTAGCAGATGAAGTCGGAGCAAATCCCACACCCTGAAAGCGCCGTGGAGAGCATTGCCACCACCTCAACAAATCAAACACTCATAGGAGAAAAAATGTCAAAGTCTTATCTTGATGTTGCCCTAGAGCGCCGTGATGCTGTTAAGGCTGAAATGGATGCAATTCTTGAGGCAGTAGCTTCAGAATCTCGTTGAAGAATCACGCGCACTAGATAGCAAGATCGAAAAGTTCTCAGCACAGGCAACTGCAGATGCAAAGGCAGCCGAAGTACGCGCCTCAGTAGCATCAGTTGTTACACCAAAGGGTGGCGTAACAATCACCCGTGAAGTTCGCACTTACAACCCTGAGGCAGAGATTTCATTCGTTAAGGATGTTTACGCTGCACAGGTTCGTGGAGATTACGCAGCACAAGAGCGCCTCACACGCCACACAAAAGAAGAATCAATTGAGCGCCGCGCAGTTGACACTGGCAACTTTGCCGGTCTAGTTGTTCCTCAGTATTTGGTTGACCTAGCAGCACCTTTTGCTCGCGCAGGCCGCCCAACTGCAGACTTTGCAACAGCAAAGCACGCACTACCTGCTGCAGGTATGTCACTTGAAATCTCAAGAATGACCACCGGAACTTCAACAGCGGTGCAAGAAACACAGAACACAAATGTTTCAAACACTGATTCTGATGACACACTTCTTTCAATTCCTGTACGCACAATCGCAGGACAGCAAGATTTGTCAAAGCAAGCAATTGAGCGCGGAACAGGAATTGACACTTTCGTAGTAGCAGACCTCATTCGTTCATTCCACACAACTGTTGATGCACAGGTTCTAAACGGAAC